ATGGGTGGAACCGCCGGCAGCGTCCGAATCGGGGAAGTAACTCGGCGAATAGCTTATCACCCCCTGCCTTCGCAACAGAAGTTTCACGACTCGCAGGCCCGATTCAAGGGCTTCTCCGGACCCATTGGCAGCGGGAAGAGCCAGGCGCTTTGCCAGGAAGCCGTCCGCCTCAGCTATCTGAACCAGGGGCGCATGGGGTTGCTGGGCGCGCCGACCTATCCCATGTTGCGGGATGTGACGCAGGCGGCGCTGTTCGAGATTCTGGATGGGAGCAAGATTCCGTTCGATCACAACAAGGCGGAAAACACACTGATCATGCGCGACACGCGATCCAAGATCCTGTTCCGGCCAATGGACGAATTCGAGCGGTTGCGCGGCACCAACCTGGCATGGTTCGGCCTCGACGAGCTGACCTATACCCAGGAAGAAGCGTGGTTGCGCCTGGAGGGGCGCTTGCGGGATTCCAAGGCAAAGCACCTGTGCGGCTTTGCGGCTTGGACGCCCAAAGGCTACGACTGGGTGTACCGGAAGTTTCTGGCGAAGCCGGTCAAGGGGTACGAAGCGATCGTCGCCCCGCCGCTCGAGAACCAGTACCTGCTGCAACAGATTCCGGATTACTACGAGCGGCTCAAGGACAGCTACGACGATCGCTTCTATCAACAGGAAGTAATGGGCCTGTACCTGAACCTGCATGCCGCGCTGGTATATGCCTCCTTCGGGCGCAACGAAAATCTTGCGGATTTGAGTCTCGAACCTGGTTTGCCGCTGCTTTGGGCGCTGGATTTCAACGTGGATCCGATGAGCTCGCTGGTCGTGCAATCGGTCCGCGGCAAGGTGCGGGTGCTGGATGAAATCGTGCTCCGGCACGCCACCACGGCCGAGGCGTGCGAGAGATTTTTGGAACGATTTCCCAAAAGCCCGGCCGGGATCGTGATCTACGGAGACGCTTCGGGGAACCAGCGACAGACCACCGGAGCTTCGGACTACGACATGATCCGCGACTACTTCCGGGTCCACTCCACCATCCTGGTGACGTACAAGGTGCCGAGTAGTAATCCGAGCGTGCGGGAACGAGTCAATCTGACCAACTCCAGGCTGCGATCGGCCGCCGGCGACATCGGGCTGATGGTGGATCACAAGTGCAAGGAACTGATCATGGATTTCGAGCAAGTGTCTTTTAAGGCCGACACCTACCAGATCGACAAGGACCGGGACCGGCTGAGAACGCACCTGTCCGACGCGCTGGGGTATCTGCTCTGGCAGGAATGCATGCCGGCCAAAACTGTAGGGGAGCAAGGGGGGCGAATTCTTCTATGAAGAACATCGACCGGGAACATCCCGAGTACATCGCGCGCAAGGCGATGTGGAAGCAGTACAAGGACCTGTACGCGGGCGGCGAGCAATTGCGCGCGGCCGCCTCGGAATACCTGGTGCGCCGGCACAAAGAGCCGGGCGAAATCTACCAGGAACGGCTCAGCCGCGTGTTCTACGAGAACTACATCGGGTCGATCGTCGACTGGTATGCGGCGACGCTGATGCGGCGTGAGCCGGTGCTGTTGATGGAAGGAAGCGACCCCGCGGCCAAGAGCTTCTACACGGCGCTGGCGGACGATTGCGATTTGAAGGGAACCACCCTCAGCGAGTTCTTCCGCCAACGGTTCATCCAGACCATGGTATGCGGCGGCAGCTTCATCGTGGTGGACTTTCCGCGCATTGGCACGGGGGGCGCCCCCGCTCCACTGACGCGGGCGGAAGAGGACGCTTCGGGACGATCGCGAGCCTATCTGGTGGACTACGGGGCGGATGAGGTCATCAACTGGAACTACGACCCATCGGGCGGGCTGGAGTGGGCGGTGATCCGCACGTCCTGCCTGCAACAATCCAACATCGCGGATGCGAAATGGGAGCGGGAAATGCGCTGGATCTACTACGACCGCGAGAACTTCCGGATGTACCGCAAGGCGGGCGAGTCGAGCCCCATCGAGCTGATGGCGGAGGGGCGGCACGGGCTGGCGTCGCTGCGGCGGGTGCCCATGTTCCAGATGAAGGTGTCGGAGGGGCTGTGGCTGCTGAACAAGGCCGCGCTTCTGCAACTGGAACACTTCAACAAGTCCAACGCGCTTTCGTGGGCGCTGACCATGGGCCTGTTCGCCAGTCCGGTGGTCTATTCGGACCGGGAGTTCAAACAAATTGTCGGCGAGTCCTATTACATCCAGCTCGGGCAGGCTGACCGGTTCGGATGGACGGAGCCGGAGGGAAAGGTCTATCAGATCGCGGCCGACAACCTGGTCCAGTTGAAGGACGAAATCTATCGCGTCTGCTACCTGACGATCCAGGCCGGAGAATCGAGCGCCGGAGGCCAGCGGCAGTCCGCGATGAGCAAGCAGTTGGACTTCAACACCACGCAAGAGGTGCTGCGCGGGTACGGCGCTGCCGTGAAAGACACCATGAAGCAGGTCTTGTGGGCCATCGCGGCCGCGCGGCAGGACGGAATCTCGATCGGCGTCTCAGGGCTGGACGAGTTCGACATCGACGATCTCGGAGGGGAGCTGGACGACGCCAAGAAACTGCTGGATCTGGGGATCGGCTCGGAGACGCTGAAGAAGCAGGTATTCAAGAGGCTGGCCTTGAAGTACCTGAGCGATGCGCGGCAGGAAGTCAAGAACCAGGTGGCGGAAGAGATCGATCGGATGAAGTACGCAGAGGGAATTTCTTAGGAGGCATATGGAAGGCATCGACGTTCAAGCGATCGTGCGGCAGGCAATCGAGGAGTTCGCGACCAACGAGCAGTCCAAGAACGAGCCGGCTTACAAGGCGGAACTGCAGGAGGAGCGCAAGCGCAGGGAGCAACTGGAGCGCCGGCTGAACGAGTTGGTGGCGGAGAACAAGCGCAGCCGCCAGATGGCCGCGGAAGCGGAGCGCAGCTCGGCCGTGAGAGCCGAGTTGCAGCGGCTGGGCGTGGCCAAGATCGACCTTGCGTTCAAGGCGGTGCAGGACGGGATCGTGCGGACCGAGGACGGGCGGCTGGTGGCCCGGAGCGAGGCCGGCGAAACGCCGCTGAAAGAACACCTGATGGCGTTTGTGAATGAGAATCCGGAGTTTCTGCCGGCTCGCATTGCGGGAGGGACGGGGATGACCGCGACCTTCAAAGCGCCATCAACGGGCAGAGACATGGTGAGCATCGAACAGATCCGTCCGGGCATGAGCGCGGAAGAGATGCAGCGGGTACGAGAGGAAATCGTGCGCGTGGCGTCGCAGACCCTTCGGGGCCTGTAGTAACAACCGGCCCAAACACACGCGGCCGGCAAAAACAATCAAGTCAAGGAGAACGAATGGCAGCTATTACCTCAACTAACGTCGCAAGTGCGATTGTCAAGCTGGTGGCGGCGGACGCATTGCCGGTGCTGGTCGGGAACCTCGTCATGGGGAACCTGGTGAATCGCGACTACGAGCCGGTGCTGGCAAATGCCGGCGACACAGTAAACGTACCGATACCCCCGACGATGGTGGCGAACAACATCCTCGAGGGCTACGCGGTACAGACGCAAAACCCCAATCTGGGAAACGCGCAGATCGTGCTCAATACGCACGTGGAAGCGACTTTCCAGATTCCAGACGTGACCAAAGTGCTGGCGGTTCCGGACCTGCTGAAGATCTACATGCAGCCGTCGGTGGCCGCCATCGCGCAGAGAATCGAGACCGACCTTCTGAGCCTGTACGCCAGTTTCTCAACCACGGTGGGAACGGCCGCGACGCCGATCACGGAAGCCGTCATCGACGCGGCGGAGACAGCGCTGTTCCTGGCGAAGGTTCCGCCTCAAGAGCAGAAGTTCATTGTGGTGGACGCGGCGACCTATTCGACCTGGCGGCAGATTCCGCGCTTCAGCGAGTTCCAGAATTCGGGCGAAGCGGGCCTGCGCGCGCTGATCGAAGGCACCGTCGGGAAGATCAAAGACTTCTTCGTCTTCCGCTCGCAGTTCGTACAGAAGACGGGCAGCCCCACGGTGACCACCCACAACATGGCGTTCACCAAGGACGCCATCGGCCTGGTGATCCGGCGACTGCCGCAGCCGCTGCCCGGAACCGGCGCCATCGCGGAATATGCGGAGTTGGGCAACTTCGGAATGCGCGTGGTGATGAGCTACCAGCCGAACACGCTGGCGCAGCAGTTCACGGTGGATGTGCTGTACGGCTGTGGCGCGCTGCGCAACACGTCGGGCGTGCAGGTCAACACTTAGGACAGTAAACCGCCAAATTCGGGGACAGCCACCAGCGTCCGCGCGGCGCAAAAAGCGCGCCTTGGGACGCGGGTGTCTGGCCCCAGAGCGGTTGTTCGGGGCGAGCTACGCCTCGCCCCTATTTCATTCAGGAGGAATCGATGGATCTAAGGCTCTATTACCAGAGAATTCGCGACAAGGAATCGGAGATTACGGAAGCGTTTCCGATCGTGGTGAGCAATGAGACGGCGGACGGCGGAAAGCCGGGGGTTCTGACGGAAGTGACGCCCGGAATCGCCGCCAAGATGGTGGTGGATGGCGTGGCGCGCCTGGCTACCGCCCAGGAAGCCAAGACGTTCAGGGCGGCGCAGGTGGAAGCCAAGCGAGTGGCCGACCAGGCGGCGGCGGCGGCCAAGGTGCAGTTCACGGTGGTGTCGACCACGGAACTGAACAACCTGAAAAGTAACCCAGGGTCTTCCAAGGACTAGGCGAAGGACCATGGCTCTGTTCATAGACGGTCCCGTTTCGAGCATGGAAGACCTGACGGCGCAGGATTCGCAGCTTCTCGACGTGGCCAGCATCGAGGGAATCGACGTGACCCAGAAACTGGCTCTGGCCCAGGACGAACTCACCCTGGAGCTGAACGCACTGTTGACCAGGCTGAGCTACGTGGACCAGTTGTTCTGGCTGGCGCCTGAGCCGAACCTCGGCAGCGTGGTGGTGACGCCGGCGCTGAAGTTGTGGCACACCTTTCGCAGTTTGGAAATGGTTTACAGCGACGCATACAACAGCCAGTTGAACGACCGCTATGCCGGCAAACGCGACCAGTTCCACTTAAGCGCGCAGTGGGCGTACGAAACGCTGGTTCTGGCCGGTATCGGCGTGGCGTCGGTCCCGGTGCCGCGGGCGGCGATTCCGACGGTGACGGCGGCGGCGGCTCCGGCGCCGGGCACCCCGCTGCCGAACGGAACTTACTACGTGACCGTGGCCTGGGTCAACGCCGCGGGCGAAGACGGGGCGTGCGCCGTTCCAGCAACCATCGCCACCACGGGGAGCTCGCTGCTGGTCCAGCCGGCAGGCACTCCGCCAAAAACCGCGGTGGGATGGAACGTCTATGTGGGCACGGGTCCCGATTCGATGGCGCTGCAAAACGGATCGCCCATCGCCATCGGGCAGACGTGGCTGCAGCCGGCGGTTGTGGCGGCGGGGCGGCCGCCGGGACCGGGGCAACGCCCCAGTTATCTGAAGCCGGTTCCACGGATGATCCAGAGGGGCTAATGACGGCGACGATCGGAAGCGTAACAACGACTCAAGTGATGCAACTCATCACGGGCGCCAGCGGCTTGAATTCGAGCCTCGCCGCCCTCACGCAGACGGACCAGGCGCTGGCGGGTCCGCTGGACATGGCGCAAGTACGCGCGCAGAACGTGGCGGCGGACCTGGCCGAACGCGCCAGCACGGTGAAGTACCCGACCGTGAACGTGTACTGCGAGAAGGTGACGAACCAATTGACGGAGAAGTTCCGGACATTCTCCGGCACGGCTCAGATGACCATCGAGGTGCGACATTCCCAGGACCGGCTGGACGGGCTCCAGGACAGCCTGCAACTCTACACGGACGCCGTGACGCAGGTGCTGGCCGCGAACCGCGGCGATTGGGGCAATGGGATGTTTTACGCAGGCGGGTACGAAGCGTCCTTCGGACCCGTCAAGCAAGGCGGGAAGAATTTCATTCAGGTGGCCAAGGTCACCTTCGGGATTGGAGTGAGTGTGAGCTAGTATGGCATATATTTCCTCTAACGCAAACCGGTTCTACACGGCGCTGGAAACGAGCTACGGCCAGGTGGGATCGATCACATCCGGCCACCGGATTCCAGCTCTCAAACTGACGGTCCAGCAGAAAGTCACGACGGCGCAGCGGAAGGACAAGACGGGCAGCCGGACGTTTCCCGGCGTGGCGCCGGGCGGCCGGCGGCAGACCAATTTCGAGCTGCAGACATACATGACGAGCTGGCAGCAAACGGCGGGAAACCCGGCATATGGCCCGCTGTTTCAGGCCGCATTAGGGGCTGCGCCGCTGCAGTTCGCCGGCGGGGCCGCGGCATCCAGCACGACAGCCGGAAGGCTGGGGTTCGCAGCGCCGCACGGGCTCGGCGCGGGGCAGGCGGTCTCCTGTGCGGGGGAGATCCGGTTCGTGGCCGCCATCGTGGACCCCAGCACGGTGCAACTGAACGCGCCGTTTACCATACTGCCCGCGACCGGCGCGGCCATAGGCGCCGCGGTCACCTACGTGCCCGCGACGGAGCTGCCGAGCGCCAGCGTATTCGACTACTGGGACCCGGCCACGGCGGTGCAGAGGCTGCTGTGCGGGGCGGCCGTCGACCAGATGGAAATTCAGGTGAACGGCGATTACCACGAGTTCCACTTCAGCGGCCTGGCGCAGGACGTGCTGGACAGCAGCAGCTTTTCCTCCGCCAACGTGGGACAGCTTCAAAGCTTTCCGGCGGAGCCGGCGCTGGGGGCGTTCGACTATTCGATTGTGCCGGGGAACATGGGCCAGGCGTGGCTAGGAACTTCGCCGTCGCAGTTTCTCACCATCACCAGCGCATCCATCGTTCTCAAGAACCAACTGGACACGCGGTCCAAGGAGTTCGGATCGAACCTGCCGCGCGCCATTTCTCCGGGTCAGCGGTCCGTGACGGCGGCTCTGGAACTGGTCAGCCAGGACGACGCCGCTACCGCGGGGCTGTATCAGGCCGCCAGGCAGCAATCGCCGATCAGCGTCATGTTTCAGTTGGGCGCGGCCGAGGGACAGGTCATGGGTGTGTACCTGCAGAGCGTGATTCCCGAGGTGCCGGAGTTTGATGACGGCCAGAACCGGTTGCAGTGGAAGTTCCGGCAATCGCGCGCGCAGGGCACGGTAGACGACGAGATCGCGGTGGCGTTCGCATAATCATGACCTACGAAAGCGTAAGGACGGTGGAGTCGCAAATCGCGCGCGGGGTGACTTTCACGCTGGCGAAGATCTCATTCGGGCGCCGCGTGGAGCTGATGCGCCGGGTGCGGGAACTGGCCCGGCGAATGGAGTTCCTGGAGGCCGGCCAGGCGCCGGGCGACAAGATGGACGCGGCCCTGCTGCAGACGGAGATCGACCGGCTGTTCCTGACATGGGGACTGCGGGCCGTATCGGGGCTGGAGCTGGACGGGTCGGATGCCACACCCGAACTGCTGGCGGAGGCGGGGCCGGAGAACCTCTTCCGGGAAGCGCTGGCGGCGGTGCGGGCAGAGACGGGACTGACCGAGGCGGAACGAAAAAACTGATTGTCGCCTTCCACTTTCAATACTCCAACCAGGCCGGTTGGAAGTGCGACGTCTGCCGGAGGTCCGGCCTGGAGAAAAAGCGCCGGTGCGGGTGGCTGGGGATGGGCGAGGACGCCGGTGGGCCGCTGGTCTGGGCGCGACGGGATGTGTCGCTCAGAACCTGTCCGAAACCGTATATCACGGCTGAGAGCCAGACGCTGGTGGAGGAATTCTTCGTGCGGCGGCGCCTCGGAAGGATGGATTTTGCGGAACTGAGCGCACGGCAAGTGGAAGCGTTCGTGATCCTGGAAAGGGCTTTTGTCGCGGAGATCAACCATGGCCAGCACAACACAAGATAAGCTCTACGAAACTTTTTCCGCGATATCGGGACAACAGGATTCCAGCGCGGGTGGGGCGCTCGACAGCGGCGAGGAGATTGCGTCTTCGCTGAGCGACACCGTGAAGCAACTCGGCGAACTCCAGGGCAGCAGCCAAGCGCAGGCGGCGAGCGGCGGCAGCAGCAGCAGCAGCAGCAGCACTTCCAGCGCGAGCACGAGCAGCAGTGGCGGCAGCACGGCAGAGTCAATCGCATCGACAGTTCTGGAGAGCGGACTGGGCATGGTGCCCTTGATTGTCGGGTTGCTGGGGCTGTTCGAAGGCGGGGGTACGCCGGCGCCGACGCTCGAGAAATATGCGATGCCGGAGCGGCAATACTTCGAGGGCGCGGACACCGGCAGCGACATAAGCGACGCCGATTACGACCAGATGGGGATGCCGAGGACGTATAGCGCGGCGCCGGATGGAACCACCGCGCAGACCGGCGGGACGGCATCTCCGGGCAGCACCAGCAGCGGCAGCGCGGCCAGCGGCGGCGGGGCGGCTCAAATCACGGTGAACGTGCAAGCCATGGACTCGCAATCGTTTCTGGACCACAGCAACGAAATCGCCCAAGCGGTTCGCGCCGCGATGTTGAATTCCAATTCAATCAACGACGTGGTGAACAACCTCTGACATGTCCACCTTTCCCAAGCTGAAGACCAACGCGGTGGCGCAGTATCCGGCAACCAGGAGCTTCCGGTACCAAAACCAGGCGCTGCGATTCGTGGAGGGAGTGGAACAACGATACCGGGACTCCGCCGGGCCGCTGCACCGCTGGGAAATCCGCTTGGACGCGCTGGACGAAAGCGAAATGGCGGCGCTCGAACAATTCTTCTTCGACAACCAGGGAGGCTTCGGAAACTTCGCGTTCACCGATCCGTGGGACGGCACTCAATACGCCGATTGCAGCCTGGCGAGCGACGAACTGGATCTGACCGCCATGGCGGAGATGCAGGGGAAAACCTCGCTGACCGTGATCGAGAACCGGGGATAACACATGCTGGTATACCCACAACTCGCCACCGGAGCATTGAGCCAGTTTCCGGTTCAAAAGCGGCGCCGTTTGCGGACGGTTGTGAATACGTCTCTGGACGGGAGGCCGATCAAGCTGGCCGATCCGGGAGCGGAAACCACGGAATGGCAGTTGGCCTACGCGGGTTTGACCGATGACGAAGTTGCCGCCTTGCAGCAGTTCTTCGCGGCCGCCGAGGGATCGCTCAACAGTTTTACGTTCCTGGATCCAACCGGCAACCTTTTCGCCTGGAGCGACACGCTGGACAATCCGGCATGGTCACCCGGGCCATTCCTATCGGTTGTAGGCGGCATCGCGGACCCCGCGGGCGGGATGACCGCATGGCGCCTCACCGATTCCGGCGCCGGCGCGCAGAACATTTCCCAGACACTGTCCGCCCCGGCGGGGTACGTGTATTGCTTCAGCGTATACGTGCGGTCGCCGCAGCTCACCGCGGTGACCCTGCTGCACGGAACCAATCGCATCGATCGAAACCTGGGAACGGACTGGAGCCGGATCACGGCGACAGCCAGCGGCGACGCGTCGGCGGATTCGATCGCCTTTGGGGTGGAGGTACCGGCGGGAGAGTCGGCGGATGTATTCGGCATGCAAGTCGAACCGCAGGCCGGCGCGTCGCTGTACAAAGCCACTACCACGGGCGGCGTTTATGAGAACGCGCGATTCCGCGACGACGTCCTTTCCATAACCACAACCGGCGTAAACTGCCACTCTGCCACGGTCAACATCATTTATGCAAACCATCTCTGAGCTGAAAGAACAGGCGGTCACGGATACGCCGCTTCTGATCTTCGACTGCGTGCTCTCCAACGGCCAGACGGAACAGTGGAGCACGCACCAGGTGACGGTGGGCGGCGCGACGTACGAGGCGCGAGTTCTTCAGCACAGCGCCTTCGACATTCAGACCGCGTCCGACCAGGGCATAGACGGAAGCCCGCGAATCTCGGTCGTGCTGGCCAACGCCGACTCGCACTTTTCGGAAATCGAGCGCGCGACTGGATGGAAGGGCGCGCGGCTGACCGTCGGATTCCTCTTTTACGATTTGCGAAACGACGTTCCGCTGACCGCTACGGCGGTGGTGTTTCAGGGAATCTGCAACCCGCCGGACCAGATCAAGCAATCGACGTTCCGCCTGACGGCCATCAACCGAATGAACCTGCAACGGCTGATGCTTCCGCAGATTCGCATCCAACGGAGGTGCCCGTGGCAGTTTCCGGCGACGCCGGCTCAGATGACAGAAGCCATTGACGGCGGCGCCAACGGCAAGTATTCGCTCTATTACCGTTGCGGCTATTCCGCCGGGCTCGCTGGGGGAACGGGCAATTTGAATGGCGGCGTGCCGTTTACGTCGTGCGGGTACACGCGGCAGGACTGCCAAGCGCGAGGAATGTTCACGCGGTTCGGCGGGCTGGAGTACCTTCCTCCGGCGATCACGGTGCGCGGTTACGGAAAAGACTGGTCGACCTCGGCCGTCTCGGACAACCAGGCGGAATACAACGACTACGTTCCGATGGTGTACGGCACGGCCTGGTGGGAGCCGCTGGTGGTTTTTGCGCGCAACGACGGCAACCTCACCCGGATGGAGGCGCTCCTAGGAGTTGGCGAGATGGAGGGCGTGCTGACGGTGCTGGTGAGCGGGGTCGAGATTCCATTGGGAGTTTCCGGCGCCAACATGACCGGTACGGGCTGGTACAACGTGCAGACGCTGGGGACGCGCGACGGCGCATTGGACTACAACTTTCTGGATGGAAGCGGGAATCCGGCCGGAGACCCCTATGGCAGCATGGCATACCTCTCCGTGGTGGTCCCCAACCAACTGAACAACGGGACTTCGCTGCCCACGGTGACGGTGCTGGCGCAGGGTCTGAAGGTGCCGATCTATGGGGCGGACGGGACATATCTGAACGACCAGTTCTCGAGCAACCCCGCATGGATCGTGTTGGACGTTCTGCGGCGGAGCGGATGGGCCGCATCGGAAATCGACATCACCAGCTTCGCGGCTGCGGCGGCATATTGCGATGAACCGATCAACTCGACGGACCTGAACGGTAACCCGATTACGCTTCCCCGGTTTCAGTGCAACCTGGTCTTACAGAACCGGCGCAGCGGCGGAGACGTGGTCCGCGGCGTCCGCAATGCCGCGCGGCTTTACCTCACCTACGGACCGGGAGGGGTGCTGCAGTTGCAGGTGGAGAACACGGCGGCGCTGCAGCAGCCTGCCAAACCGGACTGCTCCAACAGCACGCAACCACTGAACGGAGGCTGGCCGAGTTACGAATTCGACGACGGCAGCAGCGGCTTTTCGGGAATCTTGAGACTGCCAAATGGCGAGCCGAGCGTGACTCTGACCGCGCGCAGCATCGCAGATACGCCGAACCGCCTATCGGTGGAGTTTCAGGACGCGCTCAACGGTTACCAGCAGGACAGCTATGAACTGGTGGACCCGGACGACGTCGCCCTGGCTGGACAAGAAGTTTCCATGACGCTCTCGGCGATGGGACTCCCGAATTACGACCAGGCGGCCCGAATTCTGAAATTCAATCTCGACAAGTCGGTTCGCGGAAACACTTATATCGCATTCGAAACCAGTGTAAAAGCCTTTGGGATCCGGCCCGGAGACTTGATTACTCTTACATACCTGAAAGAAGGCTTGAATCGCCAGCCGCTGCGGGTTCTGAAGATCTCGCCGGCCACCAACTACCGGACTTCCACCATCACGGCACAGTTTCACGACGACGCGTGGTACTCCGACACGAACGGCCAGGTGACTTCGCCCGGAGGGGTGACGCAGGGGAACGCCGGCGTGGGCGTGCCGAGGCCCCTCATAGGCGCCGTGCTGGACGAAAACGGAGACGTTCAGTTCGGCGTTGTGGAATCAACGACCACGAGCAGCGATGGCACGGTGGAAACGAGCGTATCGGTCAGTTTCGTTCCACCCGCAGGCGCAGGAGTCGGCTCGCCGGCCGCCGGTCCCGGGATACCGTTGTTGGGCTTGGTACCCACGATTGGAACGGGCGGAACGTTGCAGAACGGGCAGACGCTGTATTATGCAGTCTCCGGCCAGGACAGCGCCGGGAACGAGAGTGCGCTGTCATTCATCGTGCGGGCGTCGATCTCGAGCGCGGGGAGCAGCGTGACGCTATCGGGGTTGAGTTTCGCGCCGGGAACGAGCGCGTTTGACGTTTATCGGGGAAGCACGCCAGCGCAACTTTTTCGAATCGCTTCGGCGCAGGCGCTCGCCGCCCAGTTCACGGATACGGGCCTGGCAGATCAACTGGTGGCCCCGCCCGATTCGAATTTCGATCACGCCAACTTCTACTGGCGGATGGAGCTGCAACCGGAAAGCGGCGTGACGCTGCAGTCGGCGACGACGGTGGGAAACGGGTCGTTGCAGATGACCGTGAACCGTTACCAAAGCATGATTGCGCGGATCACGCGAGGCACGGGCGCCGGACAAGAGCGCGCCATCGCGGCCAACGATGCAACCAGCCTGACAATCGCGCCCCCGTGGACCGTGGAGCCGGATGCCACCAGTTTCTTCGTAGTGGCGGAGACCGGCTGGCAGTTCGGCGCTCTCACCACCAGCAGCCCGGTACAGTTTGCGGTTCCCAACCGGTCGGGTGAGGTGGTTCATCTCACCGGGCGCGCGGCCAATGCGAACAACGTGGAATGCGCACCGGGGATATCCACGGTTACGCGGTGGCAGATCGGCGGCGGCGGGACGGGCGACAGCGATGTTCCCCCGATGCCATTTTTCGGGCTGGGGCCGGGCCAGGGCGGCGGAACGGTGGAACTGAGCGGGGTTTCCTTCACCGACCTGACCAACACGCGGACCATTTCGGCGGCTACGCTGACCCTGTACTACTGGGATGAATTGCAGGGCACGCCGGCGATTACGCTGGCCAGCGCCGTGGGGACCGGCGATACTCTACTGACCTTGAGCGCGGCCGGATCCGCGCAGCCCGGAAGCTATATCCAGATTGAATTGGAGGTGATCCGCGTCGAGACGGTCGCGAACAACGGCACACAGTACACTGTGACGCGAGCCCTCGATGGCAGTCAGGCGGCGGCACACGCCGCACAGACGCCGGTCTATCATCTTCTGAGCAAGACGGTGATCGCACCGTTCCCGCCGGAGTTTTTCGGTAGCCCCTACAGCGGGAGCTGGAGCTACCCCATTGCGCTCCCCGATGTGCGCGTGGCCAGCGCAGAACTGTTTGTCACCAACCAGAATGGGAACAGCCCGGCCAAGGACATCTACCTGACCCATACCACCGACAGCGGGCTGCGCACGCTCTCGGGCGGGCAGTACTCCATCCAGGTGGATGGGTACCTGGCAGTGGATCAATCCGTGGCGCCGGCGCTCGTGATCGAGGCGTCGCACTCGGTGCGGGATGTGTCCGCGGTGTTGGGTAAGGCCGCCGACGCCCCGGTCGGGCTCCAGTTGAACGTCAACGGGGCGTCCTATTGCCAACTGACCATTGCCGCGTGGGCGACGGCTTCGAACACCGTGGACGGCAAGACACTGGCCCCGCTGCCAGCGGGCGCGCAGGTGACGCTGTCCGTGCTCTCGGTGGGATCGACCGTTCCCGGCTCGGACCTCACCGTCACCATCCGACTCTGATGCCGGACCAACTCTCCAAACTGCGCCCCGACCGGGATTTGCAGTGTTACTTCCAGGAGCCGTCGGCGGTGGCGGCCCTCAGCGGGACCAGCCCAAGCGGATTCACCGTCTCGGGATGCTGGAGACAGCAATTCGACTGGGTGGTGGTGGAATGGAACCGCGATAACGTGTTCGAGCATCCCGCGCTCCGCAACCTCCCGGACGGAGATCTCAGCGGATTGCATCTCAGCTACGAAGAAACGCGCACCAACTGCATCCCGCTGGATTCCACGACATACGACTCAATATCCTGGTCCTACTTGAGAATCTGGGAGGAATCGGGCAACACCGAGAACTTCCATCGCGTTCCGCTCCTCCAGTATGCCGTGGCGGTGGACGGCAGTTACGCGCAACCGACCGTGATGTTCGAATTTCAAGGCACGCCCGCAACCGGGGATATCGTGGGACTGGCGTGGCTGGACCAGCACCCCAACTACTGGGTTGTGGCCGGGAACAGCGCGGCGGACGTGGCCAGCGGGCTGGCCGCCAACATCAACGCCCAGACCAGCACCAGCAACGTTTCGGCCAGCGCCAATGGCAGCCAGATCACGCTGACCTATAATGGCGCGCCTGGGGCGAACGGGAACCGGGTGGGCGTATATGGGTGGGTGTACAGCCCCAACAACGGCACGGGGGCGTGGTCGCCATCCTGGGCCATGTTCCAAGAGGGAACATCGCCCGACCGCTGGCGGGTGAATCTCGATTTCAGCAATCTGACGGATGAATTCGGCAACACCGTCACCACCACCAACGTCCGGAAACTGCGCTGGACGTGGGCCGCGGACCTACAGTTCGGTAACTTCGCGCGCAGCGAGTTCGCGGTGGTGGTAACGAACTGGCAGGTGACGGGGACGAACCTGCAGTATCGGGTCGCGGGACCGGGCAGCCGGAGGATTGAAGACATCGCGGCGGAAATCTCCTACACCGGCGCATGGGTGGAAGAGCGCGGAAATTACTCCGGGGGCTCGATCCACCACACAACTACCCAGGGTAACCACCTGCAATGCACGTACTCCGCCGCCGCGCACACGCTGTACCTGGGGACGCGGTACTGCGACAACGGCGGACAAGTGACCGTGCAGGTGGATGGCAATCCAGCACTGATTGTGAATTTGAAGCGATCGCTGGAGGACGTACTGCTGAGGGTTCCGCTGGGGCAATTCTCAGGGCAGGCACAGCATACCGTCACGCTCGCTCACACCGGCGGCGCGGGGACCGACGTCTACTTCGATTTCCTGGAGATCGCCGTGCCCAGCGCAAACCTGCCGGTGTTCGCCACCTACCCCACCAGCGCGCTGGCAACCGACTGGGACACGCTGCACTCGCAGGCCATCGCGCCGGAAAGGACGGCCTGGCTCATCAATACGCTGGGCTTCAAAGGCCGAGCCAATCACTATGCCGGGGCCTTGTGGTTCTACGAATTGACCCGCCCTGGCAACCTGTACGCCTCGGCCACTATCGTGTTCACCGGCGCTCCGCGTTTTGGCGATACCACGACAGTCACGCTGGCGGGGAGTCCGCTCGCACATGTCAACCTGATCGGCGATACGGCCCAGAGCATTGCAAAGGCCTTCGAGTTGCTGATCACGGCGGGCTCGTCGGCGGTTTGGGCGCAGGCCAACGGCACGACGCTCACGATCACCGCGCGCACGATGGGGTCGGCGGGCAACGGCCTGACCATCGCCACTAGCACAGGTAACACGAACTTCACCGCGCAGGCCAGCCCAGCAGCGCTGGCGGGGGGCGTCGACGGAACCTGGCACACCGATCTGGTTGCCATTCCCCGGCTGAATCGCGCCGCGCGCGACTGGAGCCTCAGCTTCTTCCAGGCGTTGAAATCGTACGGAATCACCGTGACAACGTCGTTCAGCATGGAGCTGGGCAACGGGGACGACAGCTTGGCTGCAGGCATCGCCCAGAGATATCCAGATGGCACCGCCGCCTGGCTGAACACTCCGGCGTTGCAGACCAACTTCTCGCCGGCCAGCACGGCGTTCTGGCAGCAGGTCTACCTGGACATGGCGGGGGTAATGGCAAATGCGGGAGTGACTCCGTATCTGCAATTCGGCGAGGTCCAGTGGTGGTACTTCGCGGCGGCCTCCGGCATGCCTTTCTACGACGATTACACGAAGAGCGCGTTTCAAACGGCGCACGGGCGGCCACTGGGGACCATCACGAGCCAGAACGCGAACCCCGCCACGTTCCCGGACGAGTGCGCGTTCCTGCCAACCCTTATCGGCCAGTTCACGAATGCGATTATGGATTTCGTCCGGCAATCGCATTCGGACTCGCGCTTCGAGGTGCTCTATCCGCCGGACACGAATGATACGCCGCTGAACAAGCTCATCAATCTTCCAACCGCGGATTGGACTCCCGCGAAGCTGGCCTGTTTCAAGACCGAGAACTTCACTTATACGGGAAACCGGGATCTGGACAAGGCGCGGCAATCCATCGAGCTGCCGATGCAGCTTGGGTTTCCGCCTTCGCAGAGCAGCCACCTGGTTGGCATTGGCGAATACACCACACCGTGGCCGAAGGAACAGCGGCTGGCTCTGGGCGAGGGTCTCGATTCGGTGGTGCTATTTGCCCTGGACCAGTTCTGCCTGATCGGATACGGGCTGCCGCTGGACGATGGCGCGAGGCGGGCGTTGTTTATGGGGGGGTAG